TATCAGGAGACACAATTATATTACCTGGATGTTGGGTTGCATAAACACCCATACTATCATCAGCTTCTAAGGTTGGCATGATTATTACTTCATACTCTTCCTTAAGTTTATTGATGACACGTTTATAGCCACATGGCTTCTTACGATTTCGATGCCCTTTATATTCGGGCAGAATTTTTTTCCTAAAATTTACACTGTCCGAAAAGAACAGTATCATAGGAGTGAATGTCCCAAATTTGTTTTCAAGTTTGGTAAGTTCACGTCTTGTGGCATTGTATGCGTCACTGAACTTGCTAGTAACAAGGATAGTATCGTCACCCCAATCAATTTCAGTTTCTGCCGCCGCACATGCCTTGTAGACGATGAAGTCGGCATCAATTAATAGTTTCATATGTTAGTGTACGTCTGCCCATGTCTTACCACTTTTAGATTCAGCAGCAATAGGGCATCTTATTTTATAATACTCTCCGACTTCTGTAGCCATTGATTCAAGTAGAGATTTTAATTCTTCAACTTGCTCTTCTTTTGTTTCGTATTGTAATTCATCATGAACGAATGCAAGTTGGTGAGTATCAGTAGGAAGTCTTTCATTCACTAATGCCATCCACCTCTTCGCGATGATCGCTGACGATCCTTGTATGAGATAATTGAGGGATTTGTGCCTCGAGTCAACGAGGATACGACGGTTGTCGAGTCCACGAACATAACCTCTCTCACTAGCCTTGTGTACCGCTTCCAACAGTTCTTTAAGACCTGGAATGGCAGCAACATAGGCTTCGCGTATCTCTTTACCTTTCTTCTTAGCTTGTGACTCTGATAACTGTTTATCATAAGTGTAACCTAACTTAAGGTTTCCTGCCCCGTACAAAAATGCATAGGAAATTGTTTTTACTTGACGTCTGGTGACACCGATGGCTTCGGCATTGGTTTGATGGATGTCTCCGGTAAGGAGGATTTTGGTATAACGTCCTTGATCGTATCGGGCGAGATAGTGGGCAAGCATCCTGAGCTCAATACCGCTAAGGTCGGCACCAACCATAACTTTGCCAGGTGTCGCTTGGAATAGTTTTCTAAATCTTTCATCTGATGGTACTTGTGCTAAATTTGGTGATCGATGAGCACATCGAAAAGTTTGTGTTGCTACTGAACAGTGGTGATGAATCCTAGACTTCGTAACAAGCTTCTGCCATGCGTTGACGCCTTCGGATATCATCCCTAACTGCTTCGTCAGAGTTAGTAGTGTCAGAAATTGAAGAGCAATATCCGTTCCAATCTCTTTCAGTACTGTCTCGTCTATGATTGGTTTTCCTGACTTCGAGGTCATTAATGACGGAATCCAGCCACAATGTGTTTGTAGTATCCATGCTATATGGTCCCTAGAAGTAGGGTTTAGTTCTTTTAATCGAGTAAATTGTGCTCCTTCGACATATCCTTGTGTCCGGTTATTTCGTTTAGGAGTGAACAACGCTCCTGCAACGTAAGGGAATTGTCCCCGAAGTAACGCAGTAGTGTCTTCCAGCTCTCTTCGGAGAGTTGATTCGAGTTCTCTAGCTTGACGTTCATTAAAGTACCATCCATGAATTTCTTGTTGAGTGAGTATTTGAGCTACCTGATGTTCTAATAAGACCCAGTCAGGTATTTGTGGAAATGGTTGCATAATTTGGTGGTAACAGCAACGTCTTGTTTACAGTAATCTTCCATATCTTGAGTCCATTCTTTCCAGTCGGTAGTCTTTCCAAAGTTCCCTTTGTATTCACCGAGTCTATAACCGTATGCCTCAAGGCTATGTCTGCCATATAATTGTAATGGCATATGTTTCCATGCGTGTTTCTTGTCTATATCGAGAAGATTAGGATGATAAAGCCTAGATAAAATAAGAGTGTCCAGTATATTACTAGGGGGAGTGAACCAAGGATAAAGCTTTCGTATGATAGGTAGATCAAACCCGATGATATTGTGACCGATAAGAACATCCGCAGTTTCGAGCCATTGAAGGCCAGTATGTACGGCGTAATTACCAGCCATCGGAGCATCTTCCTTGATATCGAACGTACCGTCTCCATAAGGCTCATCATTGAACGACTCGGTGCGGTCAATTTCACCCCAATGGAGTGCAACACAGTGAATCCTGGTAGCATCATTGAGTAGACCGTTTGTTTCTAGGTCGAATACTACCGTTCCCACCGTCCCAGACGTAGGTTTTATCGACGAACTTGGCTTTTTCAATTGCTTCTTGCGTTGGTGGTTTAGGTTTATTTAATTTTGCTACATAAGTATCCCAAGGGTGTACATAATTAGAAATCTGTGGACGGGTTGAATTCGGGTTCAACTTCATGTTCATTAAATCTGCAAGTGTTTAAATCATAACTTAGTTGACATGCGACCCCAACTTCGCCTGAATAGCGATTCTTAAGGACTCGCACTGTCGTAAGTTTTCGTTCAACTCCGCTCTGCTGATCGACCTCGAGGGCAACCACTTGATCTGATATTTGAGCGATTGAGTGAGATCCTCTAAGTGAGGACAAACTAACTCTTCCTCCTTCTTCATGACTGTTTCTATCATTACTCGCCCTCCGTAAATGCGAGACTAAAAATAAAGCAATGCCAGTACGTTCAACTAATGAACGCAGTTTTGTCATGGTCACGTCGATCATACGACGCTCATCGCCTTCTAATCCACTTAATAATATACTAAGGTGATCTAGAAAAATGACTCTACATTCCAGTCCGCAAGCCATGTATTCGATTCGAGAATAGATGATATCTGGATCATAACTTCCAAACCCATCAAAACAATAAAGATTCCAATTGGCAATACTATCGCTAAAGGCGGCGTCAAGTTCTTCTTTGCCATATTCTCCAATGTGTAAGTTCTTACCTACAGCTGTGGACATCAATCCAAGTGCGGTTCTTCTATTACTTGCTTCAAGTTCCAAGATCCCAACTGACTCCCCCTTTTCCAACAAGTCAGTTGCAATGTGACGGATGATACTTGTCTTTCCTGAACCAGAGCCAGCAGTAAACGTTGTAAGTTCACCATACCTGATCCCGTGTAATTTCTCATTGAGTCCTTTGAAGGGGTATTCATGATCGAATGCTTTTTGTGGTGTAGTTACCAGATCCCTAAGAGTTTTTGCATCGATGATTCCATCAGGTCGGAACGACTCAGCGTCCCATATAGCCTTTCGAATCGCTTCAGCATTACCATCTTGTAATGCGTCTGATGCGTCTTTGTAGCCCTCAAGGCGAGCGATCTTGACCTTGCCAGGTGGTAAGACGCTTGCCGCCTCCTTCGCCGCCTTACGGCCAGGGTCGTCGCTGTCGAAGAAGAGTACAATCTCATCGTAGCCCTGGAATAGGGGGATCTGTTTCTGGATATCTTTCTTTGCAGAAGCGCACCCATGGGGTAAAGATACCATTGGCCATCCGGACATAGCTTCGTAACAGGAGGCAGCATCTAACTCACCTTCAGTAACAACAATACGTTTACCAGTACTAGGAAACAAATGCTGACCAAATAGGGTATCAGTGGAAATTCCTTCATAGGTGAAAATTTTCTTTTTGTTTTTTATTTTGACGCCTTGAAGAACTCCATCGCTTGTAAAATATGGGAAGCGTAGAGTGTCTCCGTCTCTGTAAATCCTATAGAATTGGTTAGTTTTTTCAGAGAGTTTTCGTTTATTAAGCCTTTCGGCTTCTCCTTTGAGGTGGACATTGCTGCTCACTTGTTCACTGTGAATAACGTCATTATCTCCTGTCCTGTGATGACACACAAAACAGAAAGTGTGGCCGTCAGAATATAAAGAATTAGCATCTGACGACCCACAATTATCGCAAGGCAGGTGCCTCACGAACTCTGATTCGGTCATTAGATTAACCAATCGAGTGGAATATTATGGAAATGAGTCCATGGTATATCATGTTTCTCACACCATTGTGCATAAGTAGTCTTACTTTTCTTTGATATTGTGTTATAAGGTGCCTGAAATACCATTCTCAGATCTATATCTGGATTGTCTCGCTTAACAGCAAGCACCTTACGTCTGTCTGAGGGCTCCCAATATCCCTTTGCTTCGAGATAGACATGATTTGGAAGCACGAAATCAGGCAGATAATTGTGTTGAATGGTATAAGGAACCTTAGTAGATTCGTATTCATATGATATATGAAGTACATCAAGCAGTTCTGCTATTCGTTCTTCTAATTTAGATCTATATTTAGAAGTCTTCTTCTTCGGCATCAGTGGATGGTGTGACATTAGGGTCACTTGTTTTGAATCCTGATGTATTACCAAATAGTTCTGCTACTTCCGTAGCGTCTAAATCACCAGTATCTACACCAGCTTGACTATTTACTGTAACAACCTGTACACCAACCAACTTAAGAGAACTACCATAGGTAACTCCATCACGGAGAATGTAAGGCTTCTGATAGAAACCAAGTTTAACAGTAGATCCGCCATACAAAGGTGTCTTTTCATCAGTTACTGGGGTGCCCTCCGTGTCTACAACAGGTGGACGATTCTCGGCATTCCAAGAAAATTTAATTTTATATTTACCTTTTGAGACTTCTTCCCAAGGTTCAGGCTTAAGAGTAGCTCTTTTAGGATTTTTTAGTTTAGATTCAGCCCACTTGAGTACTTCAGTCCTTTCAGCCTCTAATGTATCGATAATATCCTGACAAACTACAGCTGCTAGGGAATAACCGAATTTACTAGGTGCAAGTATGGCTTGAAATCCTTCAAGGGTTACAGGATTTTCAGTTTTATGAATGGTTCTAGACATCACATTCAGCTCCATCTAATTGATCAAGATCTTTACCGACCTTGCTAGCTGGTGCTATTTGCTTAGCTAAGTTCCTGCGATAAGCAGTTAACTCTTCAATACGGTTATCAATAACTCGTAATTGGTTTTCTTTCAGCTCTCTTTCTGCTTGCTGTAACCTCTCTTCAGAGACCACAACTACCCTAGTGGGCGAGAAGAAGCTGTCAAATAATGTGTACATGGGTGTTAAATAGTTTGGTAAAGTGAGCCGTATTTAAGGAACACTTCTTTAAATTTTTGTAAGTTAGTACCTAAGTATACTATAGCAGATTGAAAAGGTGCTGCACTTTTAGCATTGCCAAATCTCATTCTACTATTAACAGCAATCCAAGGATAATTACAAACTGATCTCCACCATTTAGTAGATACATCTAGTTTGATTAATAATACCATCTCCTTAGAATTACCTAATTCATACTGAGATACAGCATAAGGAATCCACTCTTTACTATTACTGTAAGGATGATTCATGAATACACTCTCAGCTATCCAAGGGTGTGCTAATCCATCTGAATCCTTAGTGTAATAATTATTAGCAGGTACGTTAGGTTCATTGAGGTCATTACAACAAGGATCTAAATCAATAACATTGAAAAATTTAATGACATCTTTTACAAAACTATCAGGCGTATTCCAGCAATCGGTTTTGTTTCCTGTTGTTGAGGTCAGTACTTGTAGAGATGAGGTCATTGAAAGATGGGAAATCTAATAATTGAATATTAGGTAACAGTTTTTTGGCATTAAGGAAAGCCGTATCAAATTCAATGAATTTTGTTAGATGGTCTCCTTCATATACTAAAGCAGGTGTTAAGTTAAGTTTAGTGGATAACCAATCAAGCTCAAATAAAGCTTGGGTTAATTTTTTAACCACTGAACCATCAACTTGTTGGTACTTAAATTCAAGCACATACTTATCAGTAATTGCATCAGGTTCATACCACTTACTTGTAGTGTGGTACACCCTTCTTTTCTCATAACTACAGCCATGAGTTTTCAATAAATCGTAACAACGATTTTCAAATATAGTACCAGTTTTAGTACCTTTCATTAGCAGAAAAAATAAGTGGATTCAATTACGGATTCCGGTTCAAGGTCTCCTATAATCGGTGGTTCAGACTCTGCTCCTATTTGAGAAGCGAAGTC